TTACTTCTGACTACTATTGTATTATATCACACAAGCACACTTTTTGTCAACTGGATTGAGATAGCTTTTCGCGAACTTCCATGAGAATATGCCCTAATTTATTTTCACCAACACCATTACAGACACCCCAATATGTATCTTTCCACCAGTTCCCCTCTACTAGCTCCTCACTTCCAGTAGAGAGCAGTTTGTACTTCAACGTCTCATTTTGAGAGAACTTTGAAAAAACAATGTCATACATAATACCATCTTTAACTTCTTCCCAATCCTTGCGTAATGTTACATGCCGCCCTTTACGCTTGGATTCTGATGGAGATAGTCCGCAAAAGCTTTTGATTAATGATGTGTCCTGACACTTTTGAGCCTGAAAAGCCGCCTCAGCACTTCCAAAGATATGCCCTCTATACTTCACAGGCGATTCATAAAAGTTGCTAAGAAAAGAAAATTCACCATCAAACTTATCAATCATGCGGACAACCTCCCTCATTTGTATATATTATACCATATACTAGGCCGTTGTGTCAAGAGATTACGGCATCAAAAACTCATTAGCGTATGGCAATGTTGACACCCATTCAATAAATTTCGCCCACTCTGTAAGTTTGTGCCCCGCTCTTTGGCGTACAATACTATACAGATTTTCATAATTCATTGTGATAGTCCGAGTTTGAAGCCATGATTCAGGCAAAATACGAATAAGCTCTTTCCAATATCTTTTGTCTTTTGTTTCAAGGTATTTGTCGCGCAACTTATTACAAATAGTGAGAATATCTTCCCACGCATCATCAATTACAAACTCTGCTTCGTCGCCATGAACACATGTATATTTATCCAATGACAACATATGAGAATAATCGTCTATTTCAAAGTTGTCAATCGTGATTGGATTACGCATAATAGTATGCATGGTGCTTGAGCTGTTGGCAGTAGTTCCTATTTTATATGTATCGAATTCCTTGAACCAAAATAAAGGGCCTGTTATATCAACAGAAACCATGATTTGACGCAAAAACTTACGATGTTCGGGGCCAGCCGAAATCAGTCTTTTTGCCAAATTCATATCGTTTTCACCGATTTTTACAGTTGGCGAGAAAATACTGTCACTTTTTTGGTGTGAATCCAAAGGGTTTCTCATGCCACGGAGGGCATGTTCAAATCCCCAAACGTCTGTTTTATCGAATTTTATAGCTATTCACCCCATTTTTATACACATTTTCAGTGCTATGAGAATACGTTATAACAATTGGCTTCCGGTAAAATGTTTTACAGTGCTCATAACAGGCACAATTTCCATCTTTCGGTATCAACGGACACAGATAATTATAACAAATCATATTACCAAACTATCTCCTCATACCCATTTTTACGCAAAAACTCATTCGTTTTGAGAAAATGATTGTTCCCGAAGAAACCATTCCTGGCAGAAAATGGGCTTGGATGTGCTGATTCAAGCACAAAATGTAACTTATTTGTAATAAGCTCACTCTTTCTTTGAGCGAACTTGCCCCATAAGAGAAAAACTTTTGGTTTATCGTCGTCGTTTAAGAGAGAAATTACATTATCAGTAAAAATTTCCCACCCTTTTCCGGCATGTGAACCGGGACAACCACTATAAACCGTAAGAATTGTATTCAACAGAAAGACACCCTGTTCAGCCCACGGAGTTAAATCTCCATTTTTTAATGAATGACTGCCATATTCATTGTCAATTTCCTTATAAATGTTTTGTAAAGACGGCGGGATTCGACATTCTGGCTTCACAGAAAATGCTAATCCCATTGCGGTATTCGGCGTATGGTACACATCTTGTCCAATTATCACAACTTTTACACTCGAAAATGGCGTAATTTCAAAGGCTTTAAAGATAGAATCAGCAGGCGGATATACATTTCCTGTTTCATACTCTTTTACTAGAAATTGCTTTAACTCCTTATAGTAGTCTTTTTGTTGCTCAGAATCCAAAAAATCTTTCCAGTCGTTGTCTGTTTTTATCATGCCGGACTACCACTGATACAATAATCTTCCACATTTGACTGTTCCATCGCTTCCATCAAATTATCTTTAATATCGTCGATGTCAATTTCATCATCGTCGGAGACTTCAATTACAAACTTATACATTATTCTAACTCCTTTGGATTGTGTGCTTTCTGTTTTTGCTTAACCAATTTTCCATTTTCTATATTATATCGCCAATACCAAGTTGTGTCAAGTAAATTCGTAGCAATAACGTACTGCACTTCCCCACCAATATGGTAGGTTAATACAGCACGTTCGCCACGAGGAAGTTTGACTTCGGAGATTTTCATGGTTGTTCCACCAAATCTTCTTCATCAATTACTCTATATCTATAAACTCGGTATTGCCTTTGCTTCTTCATCTTTCTCAGCTTACCAAGAGTGGCTTCAAGCTGATGTAAAACATCTCTTGTTTGTGGATTCTGTACAAATTCAACAATAATTTGCGCATATTCCATATCGTTTTTGTGCTTTCTGCGCTCTTTTCTGTTGTCCTGTATGCTTTTAGCAACTTTGGTAAGCTCAATAGCATTCAGTTTTCCAAGTTCTAACTTGTGTAGATAGTCTTGCGTCAACTGATTTTGTTCTTCGAGAAGCTCTGAAGCAATGCGGTATTCAGATTCAATGTTAGATGTAAGTTTAAGGAAATTTGAAATTACTTCTTCATAATCCATGATTACGCAATAACGAAGTCTTTAATGGCTGTATACAAATCAGCGTCGCACTTGAGCCACTTCTCAGGCCACTCACAAACCGCCAAAGTAAAACCGAGCAGACTCTTTGCGTTTACACGAAACTCTGTTCCATCTTCAACGCCTTGATTCAACAGAAACACATCGCCCTCTGCTGAATCAATAATGCCCATAATCTTGGTAATGTCGCTTTTCGTATCAACCCGAATCTTATACTTTCTCATTTTATTTACCTCCAAATTAAATTTCTTCAAGTTCAAATAACAAATAATGTTTAAACTTAATATATTTGTCCTCGAACTCATCCATGCTCTTTGTTGTAATTTTGCTTTCTACGTTATGAAAAATAAATTCCCATCCATTTCTCTCAAATGCGACATAGTGTAGTGAGTGTCCAGTAAAATAATAAATAATTCCATATCTCGGCAGATTACCAGAATAATGTGATTTCATCAATCTTCTTCTAACCTTTACCGTTCTATTATTATACTGTCTCCTAAGATGTACTGCCATATCAAATATGGACGTTCCAAATATTCCCCAGAAGTTTACCGTTGCGTCAAACCTTTTACGAATTGTTTCAAGAGAATCTTCTGCCGTCTGTTGTCCATAAATTGTTCTGTAAAAATTGTAAAAAGCAATCCATCCACAACCATTTCGTGAAGATTTGAATTTCCCGTATGGCAGGTCACATTTTGACTGATATTCGATGTATCCATCTTCTTCTATAAAGTTCATGTGTTTACTCCCCATCCATCTGTTGGGCCAAATGTTAATTTGTCATTTATCCACTCATAGTGTCTTTCACGCACTCTTTGGCCGCAAAATGGACAATAAAATTGGACTTTTATAATGCGTTCACAACTAGGACATTTTTGCAACTTTTTCGGCAAAAAACGTACTTTTTGCGGCATTTGGGGCGAATTTTTGTCAAAAAGTGCCTTAATAAACGTCTTTATTTTCGGCACGAAATTTTCGTCCTCAAAATGACAATTTTCTTCGGCTGAATCCAAAAATTGATAAAGTTCTTCTTTTTTTACCATTTTAAAAACCTCTCACGGTAAATTCCTCACCAAGGCATTCAGCGGTTACAACATCACCAATTGAAGTTGGAACAATCTTAAATGTTAGTCCGCCACCACAGGCTCCAAAATAACCGCTGCTATTATGACGACTTAGTAAATCATTATACCACGCTTCAAGCCTATCGTATTCATCATCATCAAGTTTAAATAAGTAACCTCTTGAAATCATACCACTACTCCTTTGTTGTGAATGTTAAAACAAAAGACAACATCCAAATGGCGTAAAAGATTAAAACAAACCAAGTCGAGAATATTGCGGTTTCAATTACGGTTACAACGAAAAACAAAGACATAACCATAGTTGAAATATACAAACAAGTTTTTATAAACAGATTCATTCGTCCGTCCTATTAATAATGTAATTATATATTATCATATAAAAGCACATCTTGTCAAGTAAATTTACTTATTTATATCCTCAAAAACTATCTGCTTTGGCAACATATTATGACAAACGTAGATACTGCTGAATGGTGGCCTTGTAACCGGCTTCTCTCCATATTTTGTCATATATGATATTCTTTTGTTAAAATACATAAGTTCAAAATCATTATTTTTAAACATATTAAATCTTGTTTCTGATTCAAACAGTCCTACTACGCCAACAAGCATAGCAAATGGTATGTTTATATCAAATAGTCTTTTAAGAACTTCATTTTTGAGAGAATACGGAGGATTGCTTATAATATATTGACATCCATTCGGCGGTTCGGTTTTAAAGAAATCCTGTCCATTGACTATATGTGTATTAACTACGTTGTTTCCGTTTTCACGGAAAATCTTTACATATAAACTATCTTCCGTATCAAATGGACACCATATTGTACCCCCCCCTACATACTTTAGAAGCGGGGTTATGGCATATTCGGGTGTATAGTATTCATCGTTTTTAGTTGTAATCTGTTGTACTATCATATATTCCTCATAAATCAATAGGCAAGAAATCGTCAAACATAAATGTTATTCCATTATATTCAGCATCAGCGTGATAATGCCCACAATACCAGTGCTTAAACTCCAGTCCATCATCACACAACGATTCGAGCCATATTTCGGTTGAATTATCGACTGTCTTTTGGTCAATGCCAGGAAGAAATAAATGTTTAGGAATAGCAAAATACGGACAAGTATGAGTGAATACAAAGTCTACATTATAGTCGTTCTCATACAGTCTTTTCTTGGCATATTCTCTATCTTCGTCTTGTGGCTGTTCATCGGCGAACCAAACATAATGATGAACTAAACGGTAGAACTTATCAACAGAATATGCCCCACCACAACAGAAAATCTTCTTACTGTTTATTGTATATACTTCTCCGTCTTTGGTAAATAATATATTAGGATATTTATCCTCATAATATACTATTCCATCAAACATCTTCTTTTGTTTATAGATATTAAGTTTTTGATGGTTTGCGTCGTGATTTCCTCTAAGACAAACAAATGTTGCTTTTAACCTAGATAGATACTTTTTCTTTTCATCATCTAAATCATATTTAAGATGCCAATTCAGTCCAACGTCGCCAAGAATGAATATAAACAATTCATCTTCTGGGTTTTGCTCTTTAATAAATAGTTCTAGCTTTTTATATTGCCCATGACAATCACCAGTAACAAAGTATTTTGTCACAATATCACCTAACTACAAATAGCTTTTCTGTTCTAATTTGTTTATCAATTAAAGATGTTATGCCGCAGTTTAAGTCCTTTTGCCAGATACATTTAAATTCTTTGGGCATGTCGTATTCGCTCATTAATACTGTATTGTTTTGAGACAATTGTATACACCAGTTATAATAAAAGTCATAATCAAAGTTGTTACTACTTTTATATTTTAACGTATCTCTATATGGAGGGTCACAATATATTACACAGTTCTTCCATAAAGATGTATCAATATTTCGATAATCTTCACAAATAAAACTACAACCTACAAGTGAATCTTGTTCCTTTTTAAAATTCTTTATAGTCGCATATCCAACTCGGCTTTCTTCATCACCCTTTTTATGTAGTCCATATCCACCGAAAAACTTTGAACCAAAAGTTGTTAAATAACCAACAAGTCCAACATACCAATCAGGATAGTCGTCCATATTATCTTTAACGCGATTATATTCCTCTCGCGTTATTAACGGATTAATACTTTCTCCGTTGTCGCGACAATAGCCAAGCAATGCTATAACATATTTGTCAATATCATACCCTATTTTAGTGTGGAAATTGATTCTCTGTATTGTATTGCCCCCCCCCTACAAAGGGTTCTATGTACATTGTAGTTTTATCAGTTATATAAGACTGAATTATCGGGACAATATCTTTCGCAATGCGTCTTTTAGAGCCGACATATACCAATGTTTATCACCTATATCTGTTTTTATAGCCTGAACAATCGCCAAATCCTTGAGAATTTCTGTTATGTTTGCAGTTTTTGTACCATTCTGACGGGTTTTCATACGAGTTATCAAAGTATATACACCTAGTACACAATCCATCAAATTCATATTGTGGACACTTAATTACTTTGAACGTCTCTATATTATTAGGTAATATAGAAAACCTCGCTGTCCACCCGTCAACAGGTACAAGATTATAACTCCATGAACATTTGCCGCAAGCTTTTGCGCAACTAAAACATAGCTGGTCTTTTTCGTACATAACTTACTCCATGTGTCTCACCTTTGTACCAATTATACCACATATTTTTAGTTTTGTCAAACATTTACATGACAATCTGTTCATATTTGTTGAGATACCACGATTTTCTTCCGTTAAATTCCTTTGAAGTAAGAGCATATGGACTAACTTTAATGACACTTTTCTCTACAACTGGATTCTTCTCATATACATTTGGATATACAAGAACCTCTGACTTCTTTCCACTTCCAATTGATATTGTTTCAAATGAATAAGCCCATATCTTACCAGTTTTCTTGCTTACCAATTTACGAATATATAATATAAGGAGTTTTGTTCTATCTTCTTCTTCATTTGTTCTGAAGTCTATATATCCGACAAATTCATTTTGCCATTTAATTTTGTCAATTATCGGAAAATCTTCTGAATGAATCATCTTCAAGTATTCTTCAACTTCTGCCAATATAGCTTCCATATCTAAATCAACATATTTCTTTGCTGTTTCTCGGCTATGACGTTTAAATATGTTTTCAATAATATTAGCGTCGTCGAATTTATCTTTGCTAATCATCTTTGAAGAACCAAATTTACTATAAAAATGATAAGCATTAAGCAAAAACTTTGAATTTCCAAATTCCTTGAAGAAATCAAGTTTAATAAGGATTTCAATTTGGCGTGAGTTGATGTGACTGGTATCAAGCCTTGAAAGAAAATCAATAAACCCGTTGTATTTTTCCTCACGCAATCCGAATAGATATTCCGCAGTATCGGGACTTAAAAACTTAATTGAGGCTATCCCTTTATACACAGCATTGTGTTCTTTGTCCATATAATAATTTGAACGTGAATACCTAAACTGTGGCTGGAATATTTTTATCCCCATTCGTTTCGCCATTTCGTACACAACTTTGGTTTTTTCTTCTTTATCAGTCCATACGTTAAAACAAGTAGCTATAAACTCAAGCGGATAGTAATGTCGCAACCAACCGCAAGCATAACCTATAAATGAATAAGCCGCCGAATGATTTCGTCCAAAGGAATAATATGTAGCGTCAAGAACACATTGTAATATTGGATTTATAATCCTATCGCAATCTTCATCAGACAAATCATACTTCTCTTTTGAAGTTTTAATGAATCCGTCTCTAATTTCAGGTAATAATTCTTTAGTTCCTTTTTTCTTAGCAATTGCTTTTCTTGCTTTATCGGCCATTGTAAGAGTATATCCGCAAAACTTCATCAAGAACTTCATAATATCTTCTTGAATAATACAATAACCAAGTTCTGGGGCAAGTAGTCTATCTATCTCTTTTACACCAGTGTCATTAAATATGCCCTTGGAAGCCTTATCTCGTATTGAAGCTCCACACGGCCTAATCAAGGCATTTCCGAATGTAAACAAATCTAGATATGATATTGAAGGGTCTTTTTTTCTTATCGTCTTAATCGTTTCATCTGAGAACAGTTGCCTTAACAACTGTCCACCGAAATCAGATTCATACTGGAATATACATGAATTATCTTCTCGTATGTCTTTCCATACTTCCCAATCTTCTAAGTCGATATTATCTGGGTTAATTCTTTCAATACCAGCCAACTTACATGTTTCATTGATAAGCCCAACGTTGTCCAAACCCAAACAATCCAGTTTCGTCCACCAGCCAGCATCAAGCCCATACATATCTAAAGACGACACAGGATGGTCAGTAGTTGAAAGAGTAAATAGTCCAATTTCAGATTCTATATCTCTAGTTGCACACAGTACACCAGCAGGATGTGTACCAACCGACACAATAGTGCCAGCAATCAAGTCTACATATTCAAAGATATCAGGATATTTCTTTTTAAGAGAATCGTCAGCGTACTCCTCTTTTTTATCATTCACGGATAATTTAGATTTAATGTGCTTGGCTTCTTCAATAGAATAACCAAGTGCCTTGCACACATAGTCAATAGCGCCCCTAACAGCAACTGTTCCAAATGCCGCTATTTCCGAAGATTTGATAATGTCGTTTGTCAAAAGGAAGTTTCTGGTTTTAACTCTGTCGGGGTCAAAGTAATCTGAATCTATCCTATATACCCTCGGTTTCCCGATATTTATAAGGGGAGTAGACTATACCTTCATCCTCAACTCTACTTGTAGGAGCCGTATTATAGTCGTTGAACGTCCCTCTCTATGAGAGGTTTCGCTGCGTTTGATTGCCCAATCATTAACGATTTTACCATACCGAATCCGTTACTATTCGCCGCTATAATGTCGCCATTATAGTTTGGTTGTTAATGCTCTAAGGGTTTCCCCGCAATTTAACGGTTTTTTATATACCATTACTGGTATAGCTGACTGAATTTGTTAGTTAATCAGCGTTACTTTGTCTATCAGGGTTAGCAAATCGGAAAAAGTTCAAATTGAACTTAATGCTGTCCATCTCAGTTATTCCGAGAAGATAAGCAACAATGCTACCAGAAACAGAGCCACGTCCAGGGCCTACGAACACTCCATTTTCATGTTCCCAATTTCTAACATAAGTTTGGAAAAGCATGAAATCTTCCATATTCGTCTTATGGTATACTTCGAGTTCGGCATCAACTCGTTTTAATAGTTCTTCACGCGAATGATTCTTTAAGGCATATGGGTGACTATCAATTGCTTTATATACGGTTTCTCTAAATACTTTCTCCGAATCTTCATATAGTTTAGGATATTTAGGTGATGTATCAAGACTAAATTCTTCTATGCTATCTCTTACAACGCATGTATTGTTTATAGCCTCTTTTACAATTTCTTCTTCAAGGACGCCTTGCCGCCGATATGCTTCTATAAGTTCATCATATGTTTTAAACGTTAAATCCCAGCCATCTTCACCCTCAAAGAATACTTTCTTTGCTCGTTGTAGAATAACTCTAGCTTTCGCCAACTTCTCGTTAAGAGAGTGAGTATCAGTACCCGCAATTAATCTTACACCAGTTTTATTAGATAAATCTTTTAAATATAAATTATATCTTGCTTGGTCATCAACGCAATGATGTTGTATCTCGAAAAAACATCTATCTTTATTTCTGATAAAATAATCAATTACTCTACTCTTAACTTCGTCAGTGCCATCGTTTAGTGGGCCACCTAAACAGGCACTTGTCAAGATAACATTATCACTTATATTCTCCATTTCATCAATTGTTATTCTTGGAGAATAATAAAAATGTCCATCTTTTCTATTGCCAGAAATAGTAACAAGCCTATTTATCTCTTTTACGCCATCCCAATTCTTGGCAATAGCAATCATATGATAGTTGTCTCTTATTTTTTCTTTTAGAGTTTCTGTTACATAAAGTTCAATAGCGTGAACATATTTCATGCCAGCGGCTTCTATCAGAGACTTTTTAGTTGCCCAATTTAATATGTTACCATGTTCACTAAAGGCTAAAGCAGTCATTCCACACTCTTTAGCTCTGTCAATATACATATTTATTTTGGTTACGGAATCTATATTGGTCGTACAACTACTGTAATCACTATGAAGATGATATATAAAAAGGTCGTTACTCACTTCTCAATTTCTCCTAATACTTCTTTCGCAACCACTGGCTCTTTAATGTTACATACAAGTCTTTTCGATACATGTTCGGGATATCTAATAGTTCTATTCTTCTCGGCTTCTACTTCCCACTTGTACTTGTAATTCAGTTCTTCTTTGTTAGAATATACCCTATAACTCTTTCTGTCGTAATACAGTTTAACTTCTCTATCGGCGTAACCAGTTTCTCTATCCTTAATACAGCGAACCAATGTGTTATATCCATCAGGGTCATCCCACAAAATCTCCACACTAAACGCTCTGTTACAACATTTCAAAATGTCGCTTGAACCGGCGATATCATCTCCACCTATCTCTTTAGCTCCCGGAGCGAGTTTTCTACTATGTGCCACAAGAGCAACACGAACTGGATAAGCATTTGTAAAAGACTTTAAGTTTATAACAAAGTTTTTCTGTTTCTCGTATTTATCGTCGCCGTATTCATGTGAATAATCAACCGTCAGCAAAGAGTCGACAATGAAGTTCTTAACACCATATCTTTTATAAGAATACTCCATGGCATGTAAAATAGACTTTGAATCTGTGTCAAACTCGTTTGAATCATTATAGTTGAACAAATCTTCACGATAAAACGACTTTATTACAGGAGAAGCTTGTTTTGAAACAGCATACCCTTTAGGAGCATCACCATTATCAAATTCAAGGATATGTCTATTAGAAGCTAACGGCTTTAAGATATTGGCTAGAAGTATTCCGCTTGGAATTTCACCACTATATATAAATACTTTCTCTCCCGCCTCAAGTGGAGCGGCTACAAACATTGTGTTAAGAATACTAGACTTACCATTGCCAGATTTACCAGTAAGGATTGTCAAAGAATGTTCAAAATTACCAGAAAACACATTATCCATTGCCTTGAAGCCCATAGAAATCCTAGGTAAATCACTAATCTGTACTTCTTCTACGTCCATAAGGTGCTGTACTCGCGGATTATCTTCCATTTTTGCCTTGGCAATCATGTTAAGAACTTCGTTCTCTCCACAAGCCGCAAGCACATTATTAGCATCTACTTTATCAATACCATGATGTCCGTAAAACTCTTTAATCTTTTCTTTGACAACAGAATCATTCTGAACTACTTTTGTACGATAAATACCAAGTCTGCTAACACATTCTTTTGTAGCCTTTTGTCCAGCTTCATCATCATCAAACCAAAGGATAAGCTCTTTACACTTTTGGAGTGTATTAAAGTTAAAGTCAATCCAGTTTAAGTCGTTTGCTCCGCCTGGAATAGATACGGTATTTGTGTATCCCGCCTCCACACAGGCTAATCTATCATTAAGTCCCTCTACTATAACAAGTGGCAAAGATGGATTAACTTTGTTTATACCATACAGCAAAGCGCAATTGCTTGAACCTACTTGCCAATGCCATTTAGTTTCACCGTTCTCAGCTGGTTTAGACACTCTGTACTTAGTTTGAATAAGTCTACCATCGGTGTCATAGAATTGATAAGCAATATTGCCATTCTTATCTTGCTTAACATTACAAAAATCAAGCGTTTTTGGAGAGATGTGCCGCCGTTTTAGATATGCTTCGACTATTTGTCTATCATTTCTAGGCTCATCATGTGCGAATTTAAAATTCCTATAAGCATCTTCACCACTGTCTGGCTTTAAATCATCAGGATTATATTCAACTTCTGCTTCCTCAAAAAGCTCTCTGACGGCTTCTGAAAATGTTCTGCCTTGAAAACGAATAAGAAAGTCAATATAGTCCATTGATATGCCAGTAGAGAAACATTTTAAACAGTTTCCCTCTTTATACCAATGTGCGGACGGAGTTCTTTCATCTCTGAAAGGGGATTTACATGAAAGAGTTTTCATATCTACTTGCTCAAGTGGAAGTTCTTGAGCCATAAGTGCGAACGCCCGTTCGCCCAATTTTTCTTTCGCGGCTTCAATTTGTTCTCTACTTATCATATAATCTACTCCGTCCTAATTATATCACAAAACGAAAAATTTGTCAACCGCTATCCGAAGTACATTCATCCCTTGAAGAACACAAATATGCGCAGAAAAAGTCATTCGGAGAAGCTAAAAAGTCCTTTTCGTTATAAATTAATTCAATAGTTTTCTTTATCCAATCAATTGTTTCTTGTAAATCGGTTTCGTTGAACTTTATAATCTCTTGTGTATGTTCTTTAAATTGATTGAATATTAACGTATGGGGGTATTCCCCAAACATTTTTTTTATGGCTATTGCATAAATATACAATTGTCGTGTATAATCATGCAGTTCTTCTTTACTCTTAAATCTCCCCTTAGACTTATAGTCCGTTACAATATATCCATCTTTATCCTTGGAAACCTTATCAATAAAGCCAAGAAACTTTCTCTCTTTTCCAAGAACATCTATGTTAAATTCAAATTTAACCTCAGCACCTATAATTTCTTCACTATCGTTATCGTCAAATGTAGAAAAATACTCATATCCTTTATTGAAATAGGATTCATTTAAGTCAACATATTTATTTGGTGGTGCCGGTTCGACTACATTATTATAGTAATTATCTTTATAATAATCTGCTAATTCAAATATTTCAAGCTCACCATTGTTATATTTTTCAAACACTGAATGAGCAAATGTGCCATACTGTGAAAAGAAATTCTCTTGGTCAGCCCTCTTTAAAATATATGAATAATACCAACCTTTTTTACAGTTATAAAAGCTATTTAGCCTTGAGAACGACCACACCATATCATCAATTATGTCATGTATCAATTCCTGTTCAAGTAAAATCAATAAACCACTACCTTTAAAATAATAGGCGGGGAGAAATTAAACTCCCCGCCACAATTACGCATTAGAACGGCAAATCATCTTCGGTATCAATTACGCCAGTGGCTTGTGACGTAGAAGAAGTAGTGGTTGCGGAAGAAGAACCCGAAGAATCTATCTTATCAAAGTCAAAGATAGTCACATTATAGAAATAAAGAGGCTTGCCGTCAGCACCAGTCTTGTTGCTCTTTTCATGGCTAATAGTGCCAGAATTAATCTTAATCCTGTCCTTTGCTTGAAGCTTCTTAGCTTCTTCAAGTTTCGCTCCTACGAAAGTAGCACGCCAACTTGAATTAGCATACCTTGGATTACCACTATCATCAACATCTTTCAGCTTTCGCCCCGTGCTAAGGTTACAATTGACATATCTATCGTTCGGTGCGACATCAAAAACACTTGCGTAAGTTTCACGAATATTCAGACTCATATTAATTAAACCTCTTTAATTTCCTTAATAATAGTATTCAAAACATCAATATCTTTAATTTGCATAAAGTTTTTATTGCCAGCATTGTGCTTCTTTACAATGTCATACAAGAAATCCTTTGAAATACCCTCATCCATTCTAGAAGCAAACAAATCCTTACACTCAATAACCTTGCTATCCAAATCATTAGAATCGCTCGGTGCTACAAATGTAGGCTTTGAAACAGGTTCTGTCGGCATTTCTCCCTCGCCAGAAGTTGCCCAATCAATCAGATTAGAACCATCTTTTTCCGTGAGTTTATCATATCGTCCCTCAAAAAGATGTGTATTATCCTTTGCCACAGAGGCCACATGCGTTTCTTGGTCGATATTAAACGTTACAGTATAGTTATATTCAATATCCTTTTCCTGTTGTGAACCTACACCAACCTTTTTAGGAATCTGTTTACCGTTCTTATCTTCCATCACATAATCATCTTTACCACGAGCAGTAGCAATAATATGAATAGGAGATTGCAGAATTTTCTCCATCAAAGCCGCATGACGCGGTTTAAGTTTACCCCAATTCGTAAATGAGTTCCATTGTGTTACTTTATAGATTCGCTATTTCTATAAAGAGCATATAATCATATATGCTTTTCTCACGCTTTCGCGTAAGTGCAGACTATATCTTCATCCTCGAAAGGAGTCCTCACATTTTGAACCGCTTGGTTCTACTGGCTCCAACACCATAGTCGTTGAGGGCAGGACTGTTATATCCATTCCCTGCTGATTTCCCAATTTCACAACTTTTTATAGCATTTAAGTTTATCTATCTCAAGATTCCTCTTTAGCATGTGAACTCTAAGGGCGTTCCAGCATATTCGTGAGGAAACACCATATTGTTACCAATATAGCGGGCCGTGAATGTGTTTACGCCACATTACAACCGGGCATCTTATCATGTACTTCATTCAGCCATTTCCATTCATGGCTCAAACTATCAATGATAAGCACTTTAAATCCATTGTCAACTGCCGCATTGATTGCTTCGATATACGATTCAGACGTATACGGTTCACCAAGTTGTAAGTCGAAGAACTCGAACTCGTTAGCATAATAACGAATACGTCCGTTTTCCGTATCAATAGCGGCAATACCTGCTCCTCCAACCTTGCTCAACATACCAGTAGCTAGACGCAATGCTGTGTACGTTTTACCACTACCTGATGGGCCATTAAGCAGAAGTTTTACCCATATTTTCTCTCGTTTTGCTTTTTGAAAGCTAAATCCAACTGCCATTAATTTTACCTCATTTTCTTAATTATTATAAAATATCAATAATGATATCACATAACTTTTTCAAGTTCGGCTCTAGCTTCTTCAACAGCCTCTAATGCTGTTCTATATTTGTTCAATGCTTCCTCTTTTTTTTTTCTTTCCTTGAACAGTCTAGCCGTGTCAATGTCACGAACAAGCTTTTCTACTCGCCCCATCTTTACACGAGCATTCTTATACCACGTTTTAATTGCCGCGTCTTTCGCCCTGTAATACTTTTCCATACAACGAGCTTTTGCGATTTTCTTTCCCTCGTCAAGACTAAATTCGTCACGCGGGTCGCATTTTGCTTTACCTGTGAAAGAATCAGGAATCAACGTAGTCCAATTGCTGTTAAATCCGAAAAAGCTTTCCTCAGCGTCTCCAACTTGCCGCATAATTGCTTTATGAGCGTCAAGTTCTGTGCCTTTAAGCATAGCAACAACAGTACGCTTTTCTTCGTTAATGATGTATTCTACTGCCATAAGTTACTCCTAAATGAAATATTTTGTTGTCGTTTTCGACTGTATTTGTATTATACCACACTTCAATCAATTTGTCAATACCCTAATTGTAAACAATTTATGAACAAAACAAGCACCACATATACAAAATATACCAAAATTACTCAAAATACACTAACAATCACAATAATCACAATCACAAACTCAATCAACGATGCTATTATACCACATTGCCGAGAAGAAGTCAATACCTCAATTGTAAATAATTTGTGAACAAACTACTGTAATACAGTTACAAGCCTGTAATACTATATGCTTGTAATATAAGCTTATAGATTTATACGCTT